TTCGAAGGTGCATCAGGGGTCGTACATCCCTTATTGGCTGAATCTGTTACACAGTTTCAAGCCCAAGCTTATAAGGAACTTCTCCCCCCAAGCGGCCCCGTACGCACCCAAATCGTAGGCGCAATCACACCTGAAGTGCAGGATCAGGCGGAACGCGTAAAGGACTACATGAACTACCANATTACAACGGTGATGAAGGAATACGATCCGGAAATGGATCAGCTNTTATTTTATCTGCCATTGTCAGGTTCGGCGTTCAAGAAAGTTTATTTCTGTCCAATCATGAAACGGGCAGTGGCGAAGTTTATCACCGGCGAGGATTGTGTTGTCAATTACATGTCAACGGATCTGGAAACGGCAGAAAGAATTACGCATGTCGTGCGCATGACGAATAATGACGTACGAAAACTGCAGGTGCAGGGATTTTATCTGGATGTTGAATTGCCAAGCGGCGATGTTAATGTTTCAGAAGTACAGGAAAAAGTTAATGAGCTCGAGGGAGTTCAAAAGGAATACGCCAACGATGATGACGAACATGAAATTTTAGAGATGCATGTGAACGCTGACGTTCCAGGATTCGAGGATCCAAAGGGAATCAAGCTTCCATACATTGTTACCATTGACAAGTACTCTTCCACTATTTTATCCATTCGAAGAAACTGGAAAAAGGAAGACGCTTTCTATCACAAGATTCAATATTTTGTACACTTTAAGTTCCTCCCAGGACTGGGGTTTTACGGCTTTGGTCTAATACATATGCTTGGTGGATTGTCAAGAACTGCAACAAGTGTTTTGCGGCAGTTAATTGATGCAGGTACTCTTGCCAATCTTCCAGCAGGTTTCAAGGCACGTGGCATGCGTATACGCGACCATGACGAGCCATTGCAGCCAGGGGAATTCAGGGACGTTGATGTAACAGGAAATTCCATCAGGGAATCATTGTTGCCATTACCATTCAAGGAACCTTCACAAACATTATTTGCATTATTAGGTTTTGCTGTTGACGCAGGAAAATCTTTTGCGGCGATAGCCGATATGAAAATGGGAGAAGGAAACGAACAGAACCCCGTTGGAACTACTTTGGCGTTGCTCGAAAGAGGAACCAAAGTCATGAGTGCCATTCATAAAAGACTGCACTACGGACAGCGTGAGGAGTTTTCACTTCTTGCAAAAGTNTTCCAATTATACTTNCCNCCGGAATATCCATANCAAGTGGTTGGTGGTGATCGTATGATTAAGCAACAGGATTTTGATGATCGTGTTGATATTCTTCCCATTTCGGATCCAAACATTTTTTCAATGGCGCAACGAATTACATTGGCGCAGCAGCAATTGCAGTTGGCGTCATCCAATCCCCAAATGCACAATTTGCGTGAAGCGTACAGAAGAATGTACATGGCGATGGGTGTGGATAACGTGGATGCAATTTTAAAGCCAGATCCTGATTTACCGGCACCAACTGGTCCGGCAACAGAAAATGGAATGGCCATGAAAGGACAGGCTCCAAAGGCATTTCCAATGCAGGATCACCAGGCGCACATTCAAGGACACTCCGAGTTTATGTTTACAAGAATGGTTCAGATTAACCCGCAGTTATTTGCAATGCTACAGGCGCATATTTCAGAGCACATTGCACTGATGGCCGGTGAGCAAATGAATGAAAAATATAAAGAGCAGGCGCAACAGATGCAGCAACAGATGCAACAGGCGCAGAATAATCCACAAATGATGCAGCAGTTGCAACAGAAAAATGATCAACTGACAAATCAGATTGCGGCGGAACAGGCGCAAATTGAAGCGCAATTAACTGGACAATTAGCGAAAGATGAAGAAGCACGAATGAGCCAGGAACCTAAGGATCCATTGGTTAAATTAAAGCAACAAGAAATTGACTTGAAAGCAATGGAAACACAAGCTAGACTAGCGAAGGATATTGCGATGGATTCTGAAAAGATGGATCTGGAACGTGATAAACTGGAAGCGGACACAGGTCTGGAATTAATGAAAGTTGCAGCAGATGCCGATAAACAAGCTAACGCGGATGCAACCCAGATGCTAAAAGAAAATATGATTTCAGCGCGTGAGGCGATGAAAGACCAAACAGCCGAGAGGATAGCGAAGAACAATGCGAGATCGAAAGCAAATGGAAAAAAGTCTAGTTAAGATTGCAGACACGATGCATAAAGTTGAGCAGATAGCACGCTCTCAAATCAAGACGCATGAGGATTATATGCTAGTGTGTTCGGGATTGATGGCTGTGACTCGAAATATGTATTTGGAGGCATTGGGGCCTCAGGATACAGTGCACATGTTCCAAGCTGTTGCCGATAGTGTTATCGCGACAGAGGAAATGTTGCAGCAATTTAAAACTGAAGAAAAGCCAACTCTACACTAATGCCCTTTCAATCCGAAAAACAGAGAAAATGGATGTGGATGAATAAGCCACAAATGGCGCAGAAGTGGACAGATGAGCATGGAAGTAAACCTGTTAATAAAAACAAAGGAGGAAAAATGCCAAATGTAGGTGGTAAAAAATTTTCCTACACTTCAGCTGGCGTTCAACAAGCTCAGAAACATGCAAAAGAGACTGGGCAGAAAGTGAACATGACTGGCTACAAGAAGGGTGGAAAAACAAAGAAAATGAATGCTGGAGGATTATTTAAAGCTGACGGTTTTCATACGGAACCTTGGGTAAATAAGGATGGTTATCCAAGTGGGGGCATCCCCGTTAAACATAATAAATAGGAGGACCAAATGAACTTATTGAAAGATCTTTGGGCACACCTAAAAGAATGGAATGATTGGAAAATGAAGGACTGGATAAAGGCCGGAATTGTAGTAGTCATTGTTCTGGTAGTGCTTAAAGTTATAATTGTACCAGGTGCATAGTGGTTACTTATAAACCATCATCACAAGAGATACTGGATCGTAAGTCGTACGGCCATGGCAGCCGTGCGCGCTTCGATCCACAATGGGCTATGTCCCGTCCTACGGATTGGTATACCCAGAGTTATGATACTGGAAAAAGTAAAATAAGAAATATTGATTTAATAAAAGATACATTAGTCAGACAGCCCGCAGTTACGACAGATCAAAATGAATCCCGTAACATGTATCAAATGCTCATGAACCAAATCAAAGGTGGTGGCGGAGCACAACTTCTTGATACAAGTGGATTACCAGCAGGGGCAAGAAGAACTGGAAGAACATTATTTACAGACCCAGCAAAATCACAGGGTTTTTTTGGTGACGTTGGATCACTATTTACAGGAAAAAATAAAGCAGCGGTAAGGGCTCCTGTGCATAATGTTTTTGGCAATTTTGGACAGCAGGGAAAAGATTGGTATAAGAAAGAATTTCCAGGAGCGTCCGCGTTTTCTGGCATTATGAGTGCGGCAGAAAACTTTATGCCTGGCGTTAGTTGGGCTAAAAGACTTCTTCCTAAAAAGAAAAGAAAAGTTATTCCACGCGATCCTAGATTTTTACCAGAAAATAATAGAGGACCACTTTGGGAATTACTTGAGGAAGTGGATCAATCACCAGGAACAGCTTGGTACGGACCTTACAACGAGGATTGGGAAAAATTACAATCTTATCTAAGAGGGGACATAGAAAGAGATGAAGATATTGAGAGAATATTTTTTGATACTCAACCTCCTATAATTGAAGAAACAGATGAAATGGATGAATTTATGTCCGGCAATATTGGGATTTTAAATCCTTTACAGCCTAATGATATTTTTGAAGAATCAGAAACTATTGATATTACAGATGGAGCAGAAGAAGAAATTATAACTGAGACTGTGGAAAAGAATCCATGGATTATGAGAATATTTGGAAATGATGTTAAAGGACTTAGAGGATATCTTTGGGACCTAGGAATTATCAATCCTAATTCTGACATGTATCAAAAAACAGATCAATTGGAACAACCCGAATAATGAACCGTTATCCAGGAAACCACATGGACAGCGGAATAGTCACACTTCCGCGTGAACTGAAAACGCGTCCAGGCGCACCGCAGACGCACCTAGCTTACATAACAGGTGACGAAGCACAGATGCTTCAGGAGCACAAACCAGGAACACCACACAAGGGACCACACGACATTCCCAACTATGATTCATGGGACTGGGAAGGAGGAAGCATTGCTGAAGGTGGTGGATGGGCAAGTGGCAGTGGATCATCAAGTGAACAACAGGATTATGGAAGTGGACCAGATTTAGGTGGTGCAGGAAGCACTACAGATTTTGGTGGTGGTAATACTAATAATAACTACATTCCTCCTGAAGAATATTATACTGACCCTATACCAGAAGATATAATTTATGATGATAAAATAGCGGACTACAGTTTTAGCACTCCGGATGTAAGATCCAGTATATATGATAGATCTAAATTTAGAAAGGAAACTGGTTCAGAAATTGTAACAAACGCTGAAAACTTAGCAAGGATGGCTTACGAACTTACTAATGACCCTAAGTATCTTAATCAACCAATTTTCGTCCCGGAAGGAATGAGTGGGTGGCAAAATGATGAATTGTATCAGTCTCTTTTAAATAAATACAAGCAAGCCATAGCTACAGGAGACAGAGAAATTTTTTTTGAAGCTTTAGAAGATTTGCAAGATATAACCACTGGAAATCCTAACACACAATATTTTGATGATGTATCAGGCACAGGTTGGGACGACTGGTGGAGACGACCTACAATAACTAGCGGAGGCGGCGGTGGCGGAGGCGGTTACGGCTGGGGCGGCTGGGGTAGCTCAAATTTGAATTATGGTAACCGTAGTGGTTATGGAAAATACGCGAACTGGGCGAATAGACCTTTTATGGAGCAAAGTTTTGATTCACCAATGCCTCAATATTACGCGTCTCTTAAAAACCCAGGGCAGCCACGAAATCAACAAATGTTTAAGAATATGATGGCAAATATGTATAATAGTGGTATAAGGAGTTTAGTATAATGGGAATAATAGGTACTTTATTTGGTGGTGGCGGAGGTGGAGCCATAAAGGCTGTCACCAAGGTGATTGACGAAATTCACACGAGTGATGAGGAACGCCTAAACGCACGCAACACCATAATGAAAATTGAAGCCGAACTTAAGAAACGGCAGATGGACATCAACCTGGCGGACGCGCAGTCAAAAGCTGGCGGCGTTTCAGGAATGATACAACGGATTTGGAGACCATTGATTGGATTCTCCTGTGCATTGGCAATTTTTTGGGAGTACGTCCTGAAACAGTTTCTGATGTTCTTTTTGGCGACATTCAAGGTGGAGACAATGCCCCTTCCTGAACTGGACATGGGAACGTTGATGCCGCTTGTCATGGCTCTTTTGGGCATGGGTGCGTTGCGTACCTATGAGAAACAAAAAGGGATTAATGTTGACAAAGGGAAAGCTTTGAAGTAAACACCCATAAGGAGAAAAAAATGGTTGGAAAAATACACGCTAGACGAGAAAGTCGTGCAACACCTGGAAAGAAATTTGAAACCACTACCTACAAGAAAGGTGGAGTGACAAAAAAAGCTAAGGGTGGAAAGATCAAGAAAATGCAAGCCGGTGGGCCAATGAAACAAGGCTATAATGCAAGACTTGATGAGTCATTGGGAGCGAGACATCCAGGAGCGAGAGGTTCTATGGCAGGAAGACGTGCTGAAAGTAAAGGCATGGAAAGAGCACTAGGACATGGCGCTTATTCTGGAGCGAGCACAATGGCTAAACGCGGCGGTAAGATTAGCAAAAAAATGCACGGCGGAAAGATAAAAAAGAAAAAATAGTGGAAGAAACGAACGCCATTTACCGGATCTTGAAAAAGATTCGTTACCGACGTGAAGAATTGAAAGAAGTCATTGCAGCTGGGTTACCAAGCTGGGATGAATATAACAAAACCGTAGGGGAATTTAAAGCCTACGCAATGATGGAACAGGAAATACAGGACCTGCAGAAAGATTATGACGGAGATACCGAAACGTAGATTTGCCCTGGAAGAAAAAGACCTATCCATAGAGGCGGATGAAAATAACAAAATTGCGGAAGAAAAAGAGAACCGTTTTGTTGCAAAAATACAACAAGAGGCTCTTGAAAATATAGAACATAAAGATACTGATAAAGCTTTAGAAAGATTACCTGACCC